TCCGACGGCGCCCACCGTATAACTAAACAAAGCGTTGGAAGAGTGCGTATGAGCACCCAAATAATCGTCGCCATTGATGGCGTAGAACCCTCTGGTTCCACTCATTGCATGACACCAATCCAGAACTAAGTTCAAGATCGGCCATGTCAATGGGTTGCCCATCAAGGCAGCCCGAGTAGTCACCCACGACTCTTCGGGATCGACGACCAAATGGGGCCCGACAGCCCTCAAAGACAAGCTTATCATCCATTGGGGAGCTCTCGCTCCTTCCAGTATGCCACGTATGACGGCCCTGTTTACCTCGTGGGTGAGATAATCAGACGCGGACTTTAAGTCCAAGGATCGAACGATCCTCATACTGGCACCTGTTGACCAATTGATATTATCCGCAGGGTGGCCCTGTAGTGAGCCCTTGACTGCGGGGTGATTCCGTAGGACATTTAGGAGAAATGAGTTACCTATAGAACATAGGTACGCAAATGCTCCCTCCTCCGGTGTTACCACCCTTGTCTTCCAACCCTTTTCTAACAGCAATACACGACGACATTGGGGGATCTCATCCCAAGAGACTGCTTGCCAGCAGGCTGCAATAGAGAACAAACGCTCTCTACACAGCTCCCACCCATCGAGTGTCATCTCATATTCCTTCCGGAATAGGAAGCAACACTCATCGAGTCTTGCAGGGTACCTCGTACCATACTGCTCGCCGCTCCCGTCGGTGCTTTGATAGAAAAGGAACTCACCAAAGAGGCCTTCTGGGAAGGACCTAGCCAATTCTCGAAGAGAATCAGCCGTCCAGATTTCGGCACCCCGGAACTCATCAGTCAACCGTCTGACGAGTTCTGAGGCACCGCCATCTTCCCTTTTAACCTCTTTGCACGCGCTCAGTGAGGGGATCGAGAAAGCGAATGGAACTTCCGAACCATAACGCTCTCCGATATCCTTACAATGTGACTCCAACATCTCCAAGAGAACCTTGGGGACGGTGAACTCACTCGTTAGGATACCCTTGTGCTCCTTTAGGGCAACAAGTCCCACACTTAGCGGTGGAGCCGGCAGTGCTCTAGCAAATCTAGAGAATTGCATCAACCTGTGCCTCCTTTCCATCCCCGTTAAGGGAGAAAAGGATGGGACGGCACATTTGAATTTAAGGTTTCGCCCGGGATCAACACCGAGCGCCTCCTTACGGCTCATGAGTGCTAACCCCTTCAAACCTGCAACCGCATAGGCTCTCCCGTTGGCTCGCACAACAGTGCGACACCAACGGACTAGCTTCTGAACGAACAGGTTCAAAGAGGTACTAGACTCTATCCTAGCTGAGGCGCTAATCAGGCCAACCAAGGTTGGCTTAACTAGCTCCCAACTAGGGTCCAAAACTCCACCTCCTCTCTTCTTTCTACATCCTTTGCAGAGGATCTGCTCGGCTGTCGGTAACACTGACTTAAGTCGAGCTTGTAGAAAGTTGGGTCGTTTCCGACCCGGGCTCCGTTTCTGCAAAAACTTACTATGTAAGGTTTTGAGTGGTTCGGAGGAAACCCTGGATTAACACCCAGGTAAAACTATGGGTAACCAATCCCATAGCTTTGGACACATGGTGAGCATATAGCCGCCATGTGATCTCTCCGGATGACATCCGTCAAGCCCCCT